AAGAAACCTGCTTGACCTGATACCAGTTCCGCGCTAATGTTAGTCGCGTGACTAACGCGAAGTGGACCCCCACTTCGCTGCATTGCTTTTGAGTAGGTAATCTTGGACATTATAAAAAACAAGGCGCTTTTGCTTCGCCTGCGAGACCCCTCGCGGGTAACATCTGTTATCCCAAAAAGTACGGTTGTCGGTCCTAACGAGGTACTTGTAAGTTGGGGCGTAGATGAAGCACAAGTATTAAAGAACTTAAGAGTTAAAAACGTACCTTCTCCCATTCTGGGGCGATATGATTGGCCCGGGCAGCATCGGCCCTTTGAGCATCAAAAGGATACGGCAGCGTTCCTGACCATGCATCGTCGGGCGTTTTGCTTGAGCGAGCAGGGCACGGGCAAGACCGGTTCAGTTATCTGGGCATCCGATTTTTTGATGACGCAAGGCCGAATCCGGCGCGTGTTGGTAATTTGTCCTTTGTCGATCATGGATTCTGCGTGGCGAGCAGATTTGTTTAAGTTTGCTATGCATCGGTCAGTCGACATTGCTTACGGGTCAGCGGCTAAGCGGCGGCAGATCATCAACGGCCCTGCGGAGTTTGTCATCATCAATTACGATGGGGTTGAGATTGTTGCCGAAGATATTGCGGCAGCGGGGTTTGACCTGATTGTTGTCGATGAAGCGACCCATTACAAAAACGCGCAATCCAAGCGCTGGAAGGTGCTTAACAAGCTGGTCAAGCCGGATACTTGGCTATGGATGTTGACAGGTACACCCGCTGCGCAATCCCCGCTAGATGCTTACGGGCTGGCTAAACTTGTTAATCCAAAAGGGGTACCGCAGTTCTTTTCTTCCTTCCGCGATATGGTCATGATCAAGCTGACCAACTTTAAGTGGATCCCAAAGCAGACTGCGACCCAGACCGTATACGATGTGCTACAACCTGCGATCCGCTACACCAAAGCGCAATGCCTAGATTTACCCCCGATGACGTACGTAAAGCGCTACGTCGCACTGACTAAGCAGCAAGAGCGGTACTACACCATGATGAAGAACCGCATGGTGATTCAGGCGGCGGGAGAGGAGATTACGTCCGTTAATGCGGCGGCTAATATGAGCAAGCTCCTGCAGATATCTCAAGGGGCGGTGTATTCCGACACGGGCGAGATTTTGCAGTTCGATGTAGGGGAGCGGTACAAGGTTCTACGTGAGGTCATCGATGAGACAAGCAATAAGGTGCTTATCTTTGTGCCATTCAAAAACGCAATACGGATATTGTCGGAGAGGCTTAGTGCAGATGGGATTACTAATGACGTTATTAGCGGCGAAGTGCCTGTTGGCAAACGCACCGATATATTTAGACGCTTTCAAGAAGATACCGACCCTCGGATTTTGGTAATACAACCTCAGTCCGCAGCCCATGGGGTAACGCTTACAGCGGCAGATACGGTCATTTGGTGGGGGCCTATTGCGTCGCTAGAAACCTACGCTCAGGCAAACGCCCGCGTGCATCGCCCCGGGCAACATTACCCCGTAACCATCGTTCAGCTACAAGGTTCCGGTGTAGAAAAACACATATACAATTTATTAGATAATAAAATTGACGTACACACAAAAATTGTTGATTTGTACAAAAAGCTACTTGAATAAGTTAGATATAGGCACTACAATGAAATTCCCTACCACTGCGGGAGAATACAGTGAGCGAGCAGAAACAGGAAGTACCGGTTGAAAAGTTGGTGAAGGTGTATCTGAGGATGAACGCTAAACTCGGAGAGATCCGTGCGGCGTACGACGCAGAAGAAAAAGCACTCAAAGAGCAGATGAACAAGGTTAAGCATTTGCTTCTTGCGCACTGCAAAGAGCATAACGTCGAGAGTGTTCGCACGACCGAAGGGCTGTTCTACCGGTCAGTGACGACCCGGTATTGGACCAATGATTGGGACTCTATGGGGCGATTCATCATCGATAACAACGCTCCCGACTTGCTTGAGAAACGCTTGCACCAGGGCAACATAAAGCAGTTTATTGAAAACCATCCGGAGCTAACCCCTCCGGGCCTCAATGTGGACAGTGAATACACGATAACCGTAAGGAGAAAGTAGTGGAGCAACAGTTATATACAATTGATGAGGTGGCCAAATACTTCAATGTCTCTGTTTCAACAATCCGTAATTGGATGCAAGCGGGTTCCCTGCCGGCCGAGACTTACGTGCAGCTTGGACGCGTATATCGTTTCAATCTTGATCTAATTAAAGAAAAGATGTTTCCAAATAAAGTTGCCTCAGTTGAGGCTACCCCGGTTGAAACACCCCCTGTGCAATTGGAGTTGGACTTTACCGCGCCGCAACCGGCTGCGGCTGCTACTCCGGCAACACTCGATGACGATATCTAAAAGAGGATCATATGTCTAACGCAATGACGTTGTTTGGCGGTACCCCGACTAATTTGTCTAAACTGCTTACCGGGTTTGAAGATAGCTTGACCGGTATGCTAGCGGGTGGTGGGGGCGGGATGCGCCGCCTAAGTATCAAGGGTGGTGTATTCCGTGAGATTGTTGGTGGCAAGGAAGTGCGCACGAGCGATGAACGGGCAATGAATGTTGTCTTTATCAACGCAGCGCCGGTGTCTCGGAGTTATTACGATTCGCCCTATGTGGAGGGGGAGGCCCCGCGTCCGGTGTGCTGGTCCTCGGATAGCCGCGTGCCCGATGCAGATGTGCCCAAAGCCACCAAGCAAGCCCTGCGGTGCATGGACTGCAAGCAAAACATCAAGGGCTCTGGTCAGGGCGAGTCCCGCGCGTGCCGATTCCAGCAGCGTACGGCAATTATGATCGAAGGTGAGCTTGATAAAGAAGAAGTTTATCAGCTAGCTCTTCCGGCAACGTCAGTATTCGGCGATGCCGAAAATGGCAAAATGCCGCTGCAAGCCTATGGTCGGCACCTGAAAGCGCATAACACCCCGATCATTGCCATCGTTACGGAAATCCGTTTCGATACGGCAAGCCCGACGCCTAAGCTCGTATTCAAGCCTGTGCGGCCCTTGACTGAGGATGAGTTGCGAGTCGCGTTGAAGATGCGCGAGGACGAGGCTACGATTAAGGCAATCTCAATGCTGGTGCCGCAGGTTGACGGTAACATGCCCGAGAAGGCTGCGCTCGCAGCGCCAAAGGAAGAAGCCAAACCCACACCTAAGCAGGAGGCACCGAAGCCCGCACCTGCAGCAGTCGAAGAGGAAGTTATCGAGCCTAAGAAAGTTGCAAAAAAGCAGGCCGAACCGGTTGAAGAAAAAGCTGACTTGGATAAGATGCTTGCCCAGTGGGATGACTGAGTAGCCCACACGCAAGCCGGGGCGAGCAATGCTCGCCCCTTTTTATCCCCATTTGCCTACGAGTCAGTATGGACGTACACACATTTCTAAGAGGAGTGCTGGGGGATTGTGGTTACTATTGCATTTGGGCGCATAGACGATCTGATAAAAAGATAGTACAAAAGTTCTACACCGAGCTTGATGCTGTAGCGGGCAGTTCGTCCGTTTTGGATGAGAACGGCTTTGATACCTATTTTGCATTGGGTACGTTCAAGACCGCCGAGTCTCGTAAGGTAGAGAATGTTAACCACCTACGTTCGTTCTTTGTCGATTTGGACTGCGGCCCAACCAAGGCATATGCAACGCAAGTTGACGCACTGTCTGCACTGCGCACTTTCTGTAAAGATCATAGTCTACCGCGCCCAACGGTAGTTAATTCGGGTCGAGGCATTCACGCCTACTGGCCCTTACAGTCCCCCATAGAGTACAAAGAGTGGAAGCCGATTGCTGAGCGGTTTAAGGCAGTCTGCATATTGTCTGGCCTTGCCATTGACCCGGCGGTTACCGCCGATGGGGCACGCATTTTACGGGTTCCCAACACTCGCAACTATAAAGACGACCCCCCGGGTATGGTGCAGATTGTAGGCTCCCCTGGCGAGCCTGTGCCGATTACAGCAATCTCCGGGTGTCTTGGTGACATTGAGCCGGTGGCGGTGCCTGTGCCTGCCGCGCTGCCGGTAGATCTGGACCCAGTGACCCAAGTTATTGCAGGTAGTTTTACTAGTAGGTTCAGGACAATCCTACAGCACACGGCTGCGGGTAGTGGCTGTGCCCACATCAAAGACATCATCACAAATCAAGCCGACATCAGTGAGCCGATGTGGCGCGCGGGGCTGTCCATTGCCAAGTTCTGCATCGATGGGGATGTGGCAATCCATAAGATATCCGCTGGCTATCCTAACTACACAAAACAAGAAACGGAACATAAGGCTTCGTTAGTTAAAGGCCCCTATCTTTGTGAGTGGTTTAGCAAAGAGCGCCCCGGCGTGTGTGAGCAGTGCCAGCATTGGGGCAAGATCCGCTCGCCTATATCTATTGGAAAGGAAGTCGCGCAAGCAACCGACGAGGACAACATCATCCAAGTCAGCGCGCCTAGTGCCTCGCCGGATTCGGCCCCGGAAGCAATTGTTATCCCGAAGTACCCCAATCCGTACTTCAGGGGCAAAAACGGCGGCATCTGGAAGCGGGTCGAACTTAAAGACGGGGACATTAAAGACGTACTTGTATACATCAACGATCTTTATGTAGTGCGCCGCGTCATGGATTCCCATAACGGGGAAGCCGTTGTGATGAGACTGCATCTGCCCCGGGACGGCATTAGAGAATTTACACTCCCGCTGACCGTAGTTAGCTCCAAAGATGATTTTAGAAAGAGTCTTGCCGCACAAGGGGTCGCCTTACTTAACGTAGCAGACCTGATGGACTACACAATGAAATGGGTAACTGAACTTCAATTTCAAACTGGGGCAACCGAAGCCCGAAGGCAGTTTGGGTGGACTGACAGCAACGGCACATCTTTTGTGCTTGGTAATCTTGAGATATATAGGGACCGGGTTGTGCCGAATCCGCCCGCTGCCTCGACGGCGGGGCTGTTCCCTGCGTTCTCTAAGCGGGGGTCGTTTGAGGCGTGGAAAGAGATTATGTCGTTCTTTAACCGCCCGGGGATGGAGCTTCATCAGTTTATGATCGGGCTGTCTTTTGGGTCGGTGCTTATGGAGTTTCAGCCGATCAACGCGGCGGCATTTCACGTCTGGTCGAAAGAATCTGGCTTGGGCAAAACGACTGCCATGTACGCAGGGGCCTCGGTGTGGGGTAATCCTGACATGATTGTCATGCAAGAGCGGGACACCTATAACGCAAAGATGAATCGTGCGGAGGTCTATAAAAACGTCGTAGGTTATTTGGACGAGATGACTAATAGCCGTCCGCAAGATCTTTCCGACTGGGCTTATCAGCTGCCAAGCGGTATGCAGCGAAATCGGTTAAGCACCAAGGGCAATGTGGAGCGGGTGCGCGGGGAGCCCTGGAAGATGTTGTTTGGGTCGACAGGTAATACGTCGATGATTGACCGCATCTCTACTTATAAGGCACTCCCGCAAGCCGAAGCGCAGCGTATCCTAGAGTACGAAGTCAAGAAAGTTCAGCTGCTAAAGCAAGACACTGATGCGTTGTCCCGTGCGATCAAGGAGCACTACGGCCATGCGGGCATACCGTACATTCAGTATGTAATGAATAACTTGTCAGCTGCCAAGGAGCTTGCAGACGCGGTGCAGCGTAAGCTAGACGCCCAGACCGAATTGGACGCTACAAACCGTTTCTGGTCGGTGTTAGTCTCGCGGACTATGGCGGGGCTTATGCTTGCCAAAAAGGCAGGGCTAATTGATTGGAAGTTGTCCAATGTTGCAGCGTTTGCTGTGGAGCTACTATCTCAAGCCAAGCGGGAGATTCGAGACCTTACCGGTAGCGACCCGCAAACCATACTGGCAGACTACTTGGCCGAGCACTACAACAGCATGCTACGCATTCGCAGTACGGATACCAATCAGAAAGAATCGACCGGCATTGACCATCTTATCTTGCCGGAGGCTACACCCCGGGGGAATCAGTTTGTGGCCCGGTATGAGTACGATATTAGGAAGTTGTTCTTGGTTGTTAAGCCATTCAAGGCTTGGTGTGCAAAGCAGCAGCTGAACTATAACTCTATCGTAGATGACTTGTCGAAGGGGCCGATGAAGGCACTCAAGAGCAAAGCACGGATCGGGCGCGGCACCCACTTCAATTCGCCACCTACATCAGTTATTGTTTTGTACTGCGAAGATTTTATGAGCGATGACAAGCCACAGACTCTCTTTACGCAACAGGATACGGATCCCGAAGCAGGTACGGGCTTACGGATTAAATCCTGATGGTGTGCTAATCTTGGTCGACTGGAAAAAGTTTGTGCCTGGGGCATCTGTATTTGTGCCGTGCATCAATACAACGGCTCTTATCAGGCAAGTAAAACATCTTGCACAACGACATAGATGGCAGATTGCTACAGCAGTTAGAATCGAAGCCTCCCGTTGGGGGGTACGTATTTGGCGACTTTCATGAGGTAAATGATGACAAAGAATATGGCCATTACAGGAACACTTGAAGAGCGAGCTATAGAACTTATCGCCCCAAAACAACCGTGTGTTTATTCCACATCTGACTATCGGCGCGTAATTGCAGAGCTACTTGAGAAGGTACAAGAAAGTTCTAAACGGGGAGATCGGAGTCGTAAGGCATTTGAGGCGTGGATTAGCAGCGCGCCCTACGAACGTGAGGTGCTGCGATTTGACGACAACGCAGACGGGTTGGCTTGGGCGGGGCAGTACATGGATTATGAAGTCGCCCTAGCGTGGGATGCTTGGCAAGCGGGGATACAATTCAATGAGCGATGAAGTAAATTACAACACAGTGGTTCGGATCGCGCGCAGCATTTGGCCTGATGACAAGCTACCCGACATAGAAGATCTTACGAAGTT